CTACAGTTCATAGAACCAAGAGCAAGCCCGTACTCGATTTTACCCAACAAAGAAATAAAATCTGTATCTCCTGATAATGATTCAAGGAGTTTCTTTTCTCGTTGGTTGAGTCCGTTCGATACCTGAGGAAGTATAGAAACATCAATCTCTATCGTAGATGGTGGTGTTGGGATTTCTTTGAAATATTCTCGTAATGACTCGACAATAATCTTTTTAATGAATTTCATGGGTGTTTTGTTATTGAGGTAATTGTTGTCCTGGTACACCTGGCATACCTTGAGGGAGTGCCATTGGTGATGGTGGTATAAGACGTGATTTAGTTGGTTGACTCATGGCGTGTGGTGGTGCAGGGATATCTCCTAGTACACTCGCACGAAGCTCTTTAGTCTCTTTCTCTTCCTCGTCACCTTCTTTAATATATCGATCAGGGTCAAAGCCCATTTCTCGTATTCTATCCTCTGCATACTCCACAATATCGATTCTATCAAGGAAAGATCCAAATTGTGGTACTTGAGCGATCTCAATCCAACTCTTAAACAACTCACGGAGATCATACTTATTCAATTCTTGCAATATTGGCGTAGTTGTTGGAGTACGTACTTGAATACCAAGCGAACATTTGATCTTTTGTGGTGTTAACTGGAAGAACTCTGTATGTCCTTCTTTCTTTGTAAGCTTCACTCCTTTCTTTTTAATCTTTCCATTCTCATCAATACCATTCACATCTTCAATCTTACTGTCTGTGAGTGCAATAGTACGATATTTCCCCTTCATTTCTCCTTCGGTAATCAACTTACCTGTTGTTTTAGGCAAGAATGCTTGGATATTAGCGAGTCTCTGTCTTGCCATACGAACCATGAAGTAGTCGAACTGACGCAATGAGACAAAAATACCTTTAAGCTTGGTCTGTTCCTGTAATCGTGCTTCTAACGCAGTCTTTGAACCTTGTCCAACTAAACTATTCACATCAATACCAGTGATCCACGTAGCATCACCTTTGAGAATATTATCCACATTGTACAGATTTGAGTCCTGAGACGGTGGCTTAATGAATTGTGCATCATTGAGGTTACCGTTAAAGTTCCATATACGCATTACACCGCTAATCAGCTCTGATTGTTCAAAAGATACCCCCTGCCCTACAGCAAAGTTGATCGTATTAGATGCTCTCGCACTATCGATAATCTGGTTACGTGTGGTATTTCTCTCATACTTCGTACTTTCCAACATCTCGCACTCTCCACGCCCGTACATCTCCATGTATTTGGGATGATCTACGAGGAATGAAATAGGCAATTCACCATGAGGGAAAGGATTTGGCCCTTCTCGTAGCACAATAGAGAACGTGTCATCAGTGACAATATACATTCCCTTATCTTTATCGTAGTAGTGCATCAGTGCGTACTTGTTTGGTACGTTGTCATTCATCTCTTTGTCAGTCAAAAACGGACGTAGACTGTTTGCGGCAGTGTTTTGTAGTTGTGGAGTTCTCTCTAAAAGCTTATCTACCGCCTCTTTATTGAAATTAGGGTCTTCTTTCAGTGATGCAATTTGATCACGTGACAGGTTATTCTCTAGAATAAAACAGTATTTAGCGTCTTCAATATCTGCTACTGGATCAATCCACACATTACGAAGATCAATCATCTTCCCTGCAATCCATGATTTTGTTTCCGTTACTGGTTTCCCTGTAATCTTTCCGCCATCTCCATACACTGGCTCATACCGTGTGTAGGTCTCTCTGCGTATTCCTTCAAACCATACCGCACTACCAAAGATATTTTTGCAGTATCTCATCTTTGTGAGTTCTTTGTCGGTATCTCCTTCTATCCATACATAATTCCACAATGCCTTAATCAGATCCACTTTGTGGGCATCTTCACTATTCGTCGGGATAAACTCAACAATAGGTTTTTGTGCTTCTTCATCAGCGATCTTGTTCCGTATCGTTGCATCTTCAATGGGAAGATTGACATTAGCTGTACCGTCCTCATTCCACATAAGCTTAGCATCGTACTGTTTGAGTCTTAAATCCCAGTTCTGATGAGGGCGTGAACTATCTGTCTGAAGGTGGAGTTGAGACAAATACTGGAGTGTTTCCAATTTGTCTTCATCATTTTCGTATAAACAAACCTTCATTTCTGAGGGCTTGGTCACCAAAGCTATTTTTTTCTTTGGTTTGCTCTGCACGTTTTGGTACAGGGTTTTGTCCATGTTTTAGGTGAAAAGTACTTCCCCACCTCCGTTTCACTTTCAACATACCACACTCCAACAAGGACTCAAGAGTTTTTTGTTCCAGCTAAAAGTATTTCTCTCATAGGCATTCTTTTATGTTCAATAACACCTTTCTTTATCAATGTCGTGTTCTTGTCCTCAATCAAGCGTGGTTGGAATTGTTCTTTAATATTATCATACATAAATGTGTTAGCCAATGGTAGTAAGCACGCATCTTTAGACAATAAATCAGCATGTTCGTTCTCGTCTCTTGATATCCACGTAAATGTAACAGATTTAAACTTTGACTTTAAAAACGCCACTTGATTTTTAAACCGTTGCATCCGCTTATTTTTTGTAAATTTGTTTTTATTTGCACCATTAACCACAAGTTCAGAGTCTAGGTAGAAATCAACATAAAACAACCCAAGAGATAAACAGGTACGCATAGCTTCAATAAGTGCCATATATTCCGCCTCGTTATTACTTTGACCCCAATATTTTACAGAACGGCTAATTCTTTTTTCTGGTATCCAATATCCAATACCAACCCTTTTGACCGTACCAAGTTTCCCGTTGTGTCCCTCAGTTGCTCCATCAGTGAAACACGAAACACGTTGAACGTTTGACATAGTAGTATCTTGTAAGTAAATAAATACACAACTTCATGAAGATTTTTTTAGATCAAGTGCCAATCCCCCCACCCCTTTAATTCATTGTATTGAATCCTAGGAGTGGAAGAGAAGAATATGAGCAACTTTCGAACACCCAATCTGTGGTGCTCCTACAGCTCGATCAGCAAGTAGGAATTGTCTTATTCTTGGCTAAACCAACCCCAAGTTAGTTCCCCCGTCACAAGTCTGCAGTTCTCCCCCGTAGCACCACGCTACGCTAACCCGTATACACCTGCAGAGCCTGTATACACCTTTCGGCTTGGGTCTTACCACCTGTTATCAGGAAATAACCTCTAAATTACTTAGAAGCTATTTTCTAACAACAAAAAAGGTACTTATCAGATACGGTTTTTGGCTTGTTGCATACATCACGCTCACAATAGCGTGTGCCTCAAACCATACCTGATAAATACCTTTCATACTTTATTGTGATTATTATGTATGCACCAGTATTATCACCCACTTTAAGAAAAAGTAAATATTTTTTATACTTTTCTTTTAGTTTTATTTCTAATCTCGTCTTCCCGCTCTGGCAACCACTATTCTTTCGCCTGTTAATGGGTTATACGTGGTTTGAGGTTGAATCTCTCTTCGTATCTTTGGAGCTTGAAGCACTTTAGTGGTGCGTGCAAACTGCATAAAAGCGGTTGTTGCGTGAGAACTCCAGTCATGGTCTGGGTAGTCCTTATACTTCCCGTGTTTCTCGTCCCACTCTCGTTTATAGTTATTCAAGGCTCTAATACCTTCAGCACACTTTGCTTTGTCGAAGAAACAATACGGTAATGCAAGACGCACAGCATCAATTCCATCATTCATTGTATTCATACGTGGAACAAGAACATAGTCCACCCCTTCAACAAACCTCCTTCCCCACAACTCTTCTGCGTATCTCTTGAACGTATCAAGTCTAGTTACTCCTTGGTTAGCGGTGTACTCACTCACATTCATGTCATGTGGGAAATAAAACATACCATAGGAATACCCAAGTTTTTCTTTCTCTTTGAGTATAAGTAAGTATTCTTTGAGACCAAGGTCAGTATCCTCGTAGTAATCTATAAACCTCACCTCTCTTCCAAAGGATTGAGCAAACCATATGGCGTTGGTGTCGTTCTTCCCTAAGTCCCAATAGGTATCCACTTTAAGCACAGGCTCTACTGGAATAACGGTGATATGCCCGTCTTGTTGCAGCTGTCTCATATTCTTGATAAAGTACGCTCCTTCTACGTCTACATCGTCCCAGGATCCATCTCTCCATGCTTGCTTGAGTCCGTTCGGTAGTGAATCAAGAAAACGTACATAAGCAGGGTCATTTTGCATCAAGTACGGATTATCATCCACCTTTGCACTAATAAATATCCTTGCTCGATTAGATACAGGATCAAAGAACGGTGTGCCTGCTTCCATAGGGTCAATAAACCGTCTCTTCACCCAATCATGCCCAGCACCTCCAGGATTAGTTGTAGCAAATATTTGTGGGGTGAGTCCTGGTACAGTAGAACGGCAGGACGCAATCAACATCATGTAGTTTTGTTCTCGTGGTATCTGCGTAAGCTCTTCTATCAGGATCCTATGATATTCATGACCCTGGTATTTAGTATAGGCGTTGTCGTCTTTTAAGTGTCCAGTACGTATCACTGCCCCTGATGGGAATCGTATCGTTGCAGGTGACCCAGTAAAGACAGCTCCACATCGTGCATACATCTGCGAAGCTCTGTCTATCCAGTCTTTAAGGTCGTCTGAGTTCTTACGTATTACCAAACCTCTGTATTGTGGATGTTGTATATCGTATAAAAGCCACGCCATACCGCACGCACTCTTACCCCCTCCTCTTGCTCCACCGAAAAGTATCTCAAATTCACTACGCTGTAATGCTCTCGTCTGTGTCGGCGTTGGTGTCCAATCCATTTATTTTAGGTGGTAACATAATAACCCCAAGCGTTTGACCATTAGAAGTCACGTCTTGCACGGTCTCACTCTTATCCTTCCATCCGTAGTTATTCACAAGATTGAACTTAGTCATAGCAGGGTTCAAATCATTCCGTAATCCTCCTACGTTAATCCTAGACTCAAGAACAGCCTTTATTTGCTGAATTGTGTCCGAAATCTGGCTATGGGAGCGATATTCCTTTTCCCACTCACTAAATCGCTGTCTTGGATAGTTCCTGTCCTCATATACTTCGCCTAGGTAAATAATACTCTTGTTTGCCATGATATCAGCAAGGATACTTTGCACTTCTTCAAGGACAGTTTCTTCTGTCCATTTTCTATTTCCATGTTCCTTTTTAGGTTTGTCTTGCTCTGTATTGTCCATGCTTGTTTTGTTAAGAATCAGTATAATTGTACTCTCGTGTTGCAAAACTTCAAGAGAGAAAAAAGCTATTTAGTACCCACGAGTTTTTTTATTGTTCTGTGGTGGTAGTGGTGGTGCTGATATTTCTTTCACGGAAAGGGATTTGTAATCAAAGTCAAGATAAATATTAGCAAAGCTTTCCCCATTCCTATTCCCCCTCAACAAAAGCTGTATAGTTGAATCCTCTTCACTTGGTCTCCACAACAACATAATACTCTCTGCATCTTGTTCAATTGATCCAGATTCTCGTAAGTGATGCACCTTAGGCTCACCGTCAGCACTATCACGGGACAGCTGAGACAGTGCTAATACAGGGACTTCAAGACTCATTGCCATTCTTTTAATTCCTGTAGAGATTTCGGTCACCTGTTCATATCGTGACTTACGCTGGTCTCCCTTAATGAGTTGTAAGTAGTCCACAACGACAAAATCAATCTTTCTCCCCTGGGCGATATACTGAGCTATGGTACGCTCCATCTCTGCCACACTGAACACACCACACGCAAACCATAGTGGGAGTTTAGCGAACTCGCTGATCACGTTGCTTACCGTGGAAATATGCTCCTCAGTAAGGTGTTGAGATGTAGTGACTCCACCTTTAGAAAAGGCTGCAACTGCTCTACTCAACATCTGGTCAGAACTCATTTCAAGAGAAAAATACAACACTCCAAATCCTTTTTTTGCCACATTAAGTGCAATATTCGTTGCAACTAAGCTCTTTCCCACTTTAGGGCGTGCTCCTAGTATGTGCATTTGCCCTGGCATCATAGCACCTATGTATTTATCAAGGGTCGGTAGTCCAAGATATATTTTCGGTTTATTGCGGTTGTCATATGCAGAACAAAGACGAGAAAACCATTGTGATAAATCATCTTCTGGAGTGGTAGACATATACGCATCTATTTTCTTCTGAGCTTCGTCGATAATACGTTTCGCTTCATCTGCACGTCCTTCCTCAATGTATAAATTACTGAGCCGATATGCCTCTAGTAATGTTTTCTGTTTATATTTATCTAAGAGATCTTCGTAATACCTGGCTATCATAGCACTACCAGGGATACATACCATAGCTTCAGCAATATAAATACCGTATTCCGTCATCTCTTTCCCACAAACCAAGGACATAGCGTCAAATGACTTGTGTTTTGTGTATTGCTCACGCATAGACTCAAAGAGAGCTATCGCACGCTCATCTGCAAGTAGTTCTTTGCAGTGTTGGTACAACGGGAAGAGTGTACAGTCTGTAATGAGACATCCGATAAAACATAATTCACTTGTTATCGAAAAACTCATCATAGGTACATTTTTCTCCTGCTCGGTTGATGTAAAACGCTTTTCGATCATTTTTGAGGGATAAAAATTTAGAGATTTGCTCGTCTGAACCAAAGAACCACGCAAGACCCTTGTCTGCGTTATTCTCCATCCTCCAAGTATTAAAAAAGAATTTAATGACGGCATGGTGTAGTTGCTCATCGGTGAACTTCTCATAACGTGCATTGATATGCTTCTTTGCCTTATCGGTCAGTACGGTTCCGTTATTGATATTGATCTTGTACTGGTTCGCTAATATCTGAATTTCTTTTTCTCTCTCGGGAGTATATATATTATTCTTATCATTCTTATCACTCTTGTTACTGGTACTCCTTTCATTCTCCTTTCGTTCTCCTTTCATTCTCCTTTCATTCTCCATTTCGCTCTCCATTTTTGTTATTATATCATAGTTTAATACGCTAATAATAAGCCCAAACGGCTTGCTTTCAATTTCCATTTCGATATACCTATTTCTCAATCTTTCAATTGATTTTCGCACTCGCTTAGGGTCTACTTGCAATTCATTTGCGAATTGCGTAACACGGAATACCATTTGCCCACGTTTAAGATAAAGAAGGATTCGTTTGTTCCCATGCCAAAAAGGAGGTATCTCTCCATCTATATTTTGGCATCGTAATAATATTTCGACCAACACACTTCGATCGAAGGCATTTAACGCTTGATCATTTAGGATTGCTGTATCAATTGGTTGTTTCCATGCCATATATAATCCAATAAAAGAGCGGGCTCAGCGACCAAACCGTACCCGCTCTAATAGGTCGCTGATTTAAACGGTTGGTCATACCCATTCTATACTATCACCCCATAAAAAACAACCGCTTCCCCTATACAGTTGCACACAATTATTTTATCTTTGTCGGAAATCCCGACATACCATTTTGTGTATAAAAACTATTGACAATAATATAACTGTACTATACAATCAAGATGTTCCTATATTTTTACAACACAATTATGAACAAAACAGTATTCAAAGTCGCAGACAAAGAAACCAACAACTGTGTGATCGACGTTTTCTCTACGTATGAAGAAGCGGAGAAGTGCATTTGGCAAAATGAAGAGGAAGACAAGGTCAACGGAAATTACGTTGCTGATTATTACCAGATTATCGAAGGGGTAGAAGAATCAGAAACGTGCGATTGCGAAACATGTTCTCATTACACATTCACACTATGAACAACAACACAACAACAACGACAACATCAGAAGAAATCTGCATGAATCTTATATGGATGTTGAGCAGAGATGAGATTGAGCCTGCTCACATGATTACCGTCTATAGAGTATTACAAGAAGAGCTAAAGAAGAAAGAAATTTTACCAATTATACCATAAAAAACATGAAAGAACTCACACCACAACAACTAGAATTGATTAAGAAGCCTCTCCCAAAGGAGGCTATAAAAGACCACCCAACTAAGAAGAACATGTCGACTATTCAAGTGATCTACGTGACCGAACGGCTCAATGAGGTGTTTGGTGTTGGAGCATGGGAGCTATCCATAGAGCCAATAGAAGGCATTACTCCGATCACTAAAACACGCAAGACATCTAATGCTGGACGTGAATATGATGAATATACCGCAGTGCTTAAAACCACGTTCGAAGTTCCATCTTACGGTATCCATTATGAGTCTATAGCCTCTAGTACTAATGAAGATGTAGGAGATGCCTGCAAGGGAGCTAAAACTGATGCGCTCACCGAGATTGCAGGGAAATTTATAGGGATAGGTGCTCATGTCTGGCGTAACGAAAAGAGCAATGTGACGTATACCGATCATGAACAAGTAGTACATTCAGACGAAGAGCCTAATTCACGTTCTTGCCCGAAATGCCAGAAACCCATGAAGCTTGTTCCTGGAGGAGTATCCAAATCTACAGGGAAGCCCTACAGTGCTTTCTACTCTTGCACGAAAGAATGCAACACTACTATTAGATCTTAACAAAAACAAACTATGATTGATTCTTATATCACTAAAAACAAGGACAAAATCACATCGCACAAACTTCAAGAGTTCATGCGATGTCCGTTTTGCTTCAAAAAGAAACATATTGAACTTGTCGAGTCTCCCGTCACTGGAACACAAGATCATTTTATTGTTGGTCAGGCGTTCGACGATCTCATCACCGACAAAGAGAAATACCTGTCTTCGTATGAAGTCGTAGCACGAAGAGGAACAGAGACAGGAAGAACACAACTCACAAAGGGACAAGGTGATCTAATTGCCTCCATGGAACAGGGATACCGAAAGAATTTGTTCTTCTCACCTACCCTTACCAAGAAAGTACTTGAAGGGGAAGTATTAGGGGTACAAGTACGTGCTGAGCTTGATCATTTTATTGAAGAAACACACACTATTGTTGATCTGAAGACCACAAAAAGCCTACTCACGTTTGATCCTATGCGATATCAATACCAGATGTCCTTCTATTATCTACTTATGGACGAACTAGAAGAAAAACGGTGCTCTGTACGACTGTACGTAGTGGAGAAAGATCAAGATATCCCACGAAGTGAGTGTTACGAGTTCACGCAGGAAACACTCAGAGAAGGAAGAAGGGAAATTATCAATAATCTTGAACAGTACCGAGTTGCACTAGCTAACGATTTCTTTCCTCCAACGGAAGATAGATACACCCTACTCACTTCATGTGAGTACTACGGAGTTGAGGGTCACGGAATCCAACAAAATATCATAACTGTATAATTTATGAAACCCAATCCACTTTGCAACACTTCTTCAGCTGTCATCCTTGTACTTATTTCTATTCTTTTACTCTCGTGTCTATGGTAGTCCTCAACATTATCAAACAAAAAGGGTCATACTATGTATGTCCTAACACGAAGAAGCCAGAATTACATCAAGGTCTCCTCACCTATAACCAACGAGAAGAACAATGGGAACTGATACGAACAGAGAAGCCAAGTCTTGCAGGGACGTTCACTGAGATTGTGGAGCTGGTACGAAGAGAAACAGCGGAAGAATACGAAGATGAAGCAATAGTACGTCATATAACGCTATAATATGAACACATGTGAATTTTGTGTAAAAGATACACGTACTGCACAGCTCAAACAAAGCACCACGCCACTATGGATATGTACCCACTGCCACCATTCTATTTTTTCACTATTAGAACCACATGCTTCACTTCCACGAACACATCAAAAGAGTACTTGCACTTCGCAAGAGAGCAAAAATAGACAAAGAACTAGAGAAGAAAGAAGCACTTGTACTACAAGGCAAAGTATGGAGATTCAAGGACAAGCAAGAGAAAGAGAAAATACAAAAAACTCTTGATAATAATACGAAGGTATAGTAATATCATTGTGCACTTATCACTAATAACAAAACATCATGGAAACAGTCATCAGCATTTTAGTTGTAGTTTTTCTCGTGTTGGGAGTTGTGTTAATGTCTAACGATATTCTACGCTTGATAGAGCATCGTAGACGAGAGAACCACATACGAAGATTTATGAAAAAAGTAGCGGAAGAAATAGAGCCAGAAATAAACGAATTACTTGAAGAATTTAAAGAGGAAATGGATTCTGAACTAGCAAAACGTTCCAAAAAGACACGAAAGCAGAAATAATTTATAACAATAATAACAATGAAAAAATACAGACTGCTGATTGAGTCACCGGAATATCCAAAAGGGACTATAGTTACACAACTACCAGACAGCACATATCTGCCTTCGTTTGATGGGGTTGAGTTCAAAACTGCGTTGCTTGCGGTCTTAATAGAAAACCGCCCTGAGGTGTGGGAAGAAATTGTAGAACAAGAAGAAGAACAAACAGAGGTACAGAACGAGTACCTTCCATTTGAACCAAAAGAAAACGAAACTTATTGGTATATTGATTATGATGGTGATCTAATCTGGTCTATAGCATGTGATTCACAAGTTACAAATAATGTATTCCGCACCAAAAAAGCTGCTGAATATGAGAAGCTAAGACAAGAGAGTATGTCTAAGAGATGGAAGCCTGACTTTGAGGACGCGTACTACTATTATCATTTTAATCACAATTGTGTTTTCAATCCCGAGTGGAAAGAAAATATGGATGATATACACAACTACCTCATTGGTAATGTACATAGAACTAAGAAAGAAGCTGAACAGTGGGCGGACAAGTATAGTGAGGCGTGGAGAGTATTACTTTAGTTTATTATCACACTATGGATCTAGAAACCGCACTTGCGAGAATTGAGGAGTTGGAGAAGAGAGTACAAGCACTTGAGCAACGCCCCATATACATACCAGTATATCAAACTACACCTGTACCACACCCACAACCTCAGATGCCACATTATCCTTATGATCCTTTCCAACCAGTAGTAAACCACACAAAAAATACTTTATAGCTCCCCCGGCCTGGATGCGCCGACCAAATACTTCTATACTTTGTACATTTAGTGTAATGGTAACACATGCGAGGCCTCATAAAACGAGCGCAAGATGTAGGTCCGAGTCCTACAGTGTACACCTTTGATCTTTTACATGCGGTGGTGGCGGAATTAGACGCAATGACGGGAAGTGATATACATTTACAAAGAACTACCTCCCGTGTTTGATGTAAATGAAACCCCGTAGGGGAGGGAACTATATCACATGCAAGTACCCAATCTTGCCCACCGCACCAATACCCCCTATGAGGTAGGACATCAACCTACAGGGGGCATATACTATCTAACACGCTACAATGCTAACCTTTACTAAACCAAAGTATCAACTCGTTTATATATCTTTAAGCCGTGAAGATTACAACAGTCTCACATGGCGAGATAAATTACTGTGGAGAACTTTGAGATTACTTTTTCCTAAAACCTTTAATTTTAAAATTCATGAATAACGACACTTTCGACTTTTCAGAGGCTCTACGACTTCTCAGGCAAGGGAAACGTCTCTCAAGAAAACAATTTGGGACTACTTGCTATGTTGTATTAAAACAATTTGAGCCAGTACAAACACATAGCGGAGTGATACACTACGATTACATAGAAATGATCAAACGAGAACGTGTATTTGCGGATAATCTTCCCCACAGCGAACGTTTGGTATGTTTCCCATTCTCTCTATCGTCAGAAAGTCTATTGGCGGATGACTGGTATGAGGTTACTGGAGAATTTATTTTAAACTAATATGATGACTTCATCTTGTCATAATTGTACAGTACGAGTTGATGGAAATATTACACGATGGTATGTGTGCAACCATTGTAACCAACCATGTGATACAAACTATCAGAAATATAAAAAAGAAGTTCTTTCTATACTACGCAAACTTGCAAAACAGGAAGGCTATAAAGGACGAGACATTTTATCATTTGGGATTGTGTTATATATATGTACGTTGCATGAGATAAGCAGTACTGCACAGTATAATATATTTTGTCTTTGGAGTCATGTAGGATATGCAAGAACACTTGAGAATATACAATATGATAGCTCAGTTGAAGCATATGAATTGTTTAATGAGTTACATAGGATTTTTATACGCCTACTAACTCAGCAAGACTCCCTAGATTTACCTACTAACTAGAACACCCATGAAATCAAACTGCTGTAATGAACCTACAACTATAACTACAACATGTGGAGATATAACTAAGCATTTTTTTTGTACGAAATGCTATAAGTTATGTGGACAATTAGGGTGGGTTGGTACATCTATTGATTCGCAAGATCACTGGGAATACCAAGGCTCGAAAGATACATACAACTCATTTTGGAAGACAGTCATTACTTCTCCTCAATGGCAAGAGTGGTCTAAGAAGCAGAGAGAAGAGTGCAGATGGGATACTACGGAGGCGGAGGAATGTGGATGGTTGAGTGAAGAACATTTTCAAGATTTTCTTAATTTTACATACGTACGCACAAGGAGATTTGACTGATACAAAAAAAACAGACAAAGTAAAAAAGAATTTTTATATTATACGTTAAAAGCATGAACTCACCAATGACAGAATTAGACCACCACTTTTACGTTTGTGGATTGTGTGACCCTGATAAGAATATAAAAAAAGGACTCATAGCACTCGAAGATGTGCGAGAATTTGAGGCACAACGAAGAGGAGTTACTGACCATGTACGGAAGCTTGTACTTGATGATATGTGCATTCCTCACAGAGAAGAGATTGTCGAGGTTTTATCTCAATATACTCAATAACCATGGTGGAGTTTGTTATTTTAAATTGTATATGTTCTAGTGCCGCACTTCTCGCATATTTAGTGCATACGAAAACAATCCAATCCTGGTGTGCACACTGGTTTTTCTGGTCTTTAGTCTTATTTGTTTTTTGTTCCGTATCGTATAATCCTATAGTATGAAGAGATATAAACTACATGCAGGGACTTATGATTTTGAATATTATCTTGTAATTGCACCTCGTAGTGAGTCAAAGAAAATACTCCATTTTATCAACAATATATGTGAAGATAACAGCCTAGAGTATGATTTTACAGATAGTTGCGGTGCTTGCTTCACAAGATTCAATTACACGCCAGTACTATGGATTCCGAAAATTCCAGAAACACCAAAGGAATACGCAACTCTAGCACACGAATGCTTACATCTGACTAATTATATACTACTTCGCTGGGTGAATATTCCACTTTCTCTCGAAAGTGAGGAAGCTTACACACACCTTTTGGGTAAAATAATTAAAGATACACTTACCGCCATGTCCATTAAGAACAAATGAAAACACAGTTTCTCTATACTGCGCCCACACACCTTAAAGACGTACTCGCACGGTTTATAGATCTTCCAGAGGGCGAGTATCTCATTACCATCGAT